CGCGCCGGGACCGATCGCCGTCGTGCAGCTGCCGCACCGAGACGCGGCGCGGATGTCGTCGGCGCTTCCGCTGGGCACGTCGGCGTCCCTGGCCGGCGAAGGAGCGACCGTCAACCCCGCGCCGCTACCACCACCAGCGCTCGGGGACGGGAGCGACGGCCGCCCGTTCTCGACCGCGACCTATCGGGGCCGGCCAAAGCGATGAGCGTTAATTACCCCGCGTCTTCTCGTCGCGTGGCGGCCCCGCATGCCGTCGCGGTGCTCGTGACGCCCCTGGTCCCGCTCGTGTCGTCGTCCGTTGCAGTGCCGACGGTGCTTGAGACGAGTACGCCACATGGGCTGGTCTCGGGAGACACCGTCGCGATCGCGAGCCACACCGGATCGACGCCGGCGCTGGATGGCGCGCACGTCGTGACGGTGATCGATACGCTCCACGTCTCAGTACCGGTCGCGGTCACCGGCGCCGGCGCCGGCGGGACGCTGACGCGCACGATCGCTGCTGAACCGCTCACGCTTACCCAAGGGAAACTCTGGGCGGGATTCGAGTGGGTGGACGGCGACCCGCGCGAGGCGCTGATGCAGGGGTTCATCGCCATGGCCCGGAGCCAGGTCCAGCGGGATACCGGGGTCGTGCCCCTCCTTGCCACGTATGACGTGTTCTTCGATGCGCTATCGGTCGTGATTGAGCTGCCCTGGCGCCCCGTGCCGTCGGTGACCTCCCTCGAGTGGATTGATCGCGCCGGCGCCAGGCACACGCTCGACGCCAGCGACTACACCCTGGATCCCGGGAGCGAGGCGCCCCTGGCGGCCCGCGTCGCGCTCTCGATGACGGCCGAGTGGCCCACCGACCTCCGACCGTTTCAGCCGTGGGTCATGCGCATCATGGCGGGATGGCCGTCGGTCGCGCGGATTCCGCCGTGGTTCGTACACGCCATGGGCCTGCTGACCGCGCACTACGCAACGCTCGGACGCGACCTGGCGAGCCTGGATCCGGCGGAGCTCGTGCCCTACGGCTATGAGGACGCGATCGCGTCCTACCGCCTGGTGGTGGTGGCGTAGGTGATCCGGCCCCGGCACGTCCGTCGCCAAGCGGCCGCATCGGATCTCGCGAGCCTCGATCCGGCGGAACTCGTGCCCTACGGCTTATGAGTATCGCGCCGCGGACCACCATCGGGCGGCGGACTTGCTTCGTCACCCTCGACAAGCCGGGGCCGAATATCCCTGACGGGCACGGCGGCTGGACACAGACGCCCGTGGCCTTGGCGCCGCCGACGTGGTTCTGCCGCATCGAACCGGCGGCGTCGGTGCCCATCGAGCAGTTCGCGTCCGGCACGGCGTTGTCGCGGGCGACCTACGTGATGACCGGCCCGTTTCATCCGGGCATCACGACCACCACGCGCGTGCATTTCAAGGGGCGCGTGTTTCACGTCAACGGCGTCGCGACGCCAGAAATGGCGGAGGTCGAGACCATCCTCTACTGCGAAGAATTACTCGACATCGTGGGACCAAGCGAGGCGGGCTTTCAGGGCGATGCGTTTCAACCTGGCGCGTTTCAGGGGGCACGGTGATGGCGGCGATCATCAAGCACGTCTTTGCGAATCCGCTGCCCGATGATCCGGCGTTCGTCGGTGTGCGGCCCTCGCACTGGAACGATGCGCTGAAGTTGACGAGTGGCGTCCAGGGCGCGCTGCTATTCCGCGACCTCACGGACGCCGTGTATGGGAGCGCGCTGCTGACGCCAGCCGCGGGCGTGCCGTACTGGTCGGGGCCGGGCGTCTCGCCAACGGTGCTAACCATCGGCGCGGGTCTCGCGGTCGTGGCAGGCGCATTGACGACGACGCCCGCCGCGCCGCTGGCGCATGCTGCGACGCATGCGCCCGGCGGCAGCGATGCGCTCGCCATCGATGCCGCCGCCGCCGTCGGGTCGTTGCGCACGCTGGGCACGGCGGCCACGCAAGCGGCAGCGGGGAACGATAGCCGTCTCTCCAATGCGCGCACGCCGACTGTGCATGCGACGAGTCATGAGGCGGGCGGCAGCGATCCGTTGACGGCGCTTGACGCAGGCATCCTCACGGCGGGCACGCTCCTCGACGCGCGCCTGAGCGCGAACGTCGCCCGCCGCAATGCCGCGAACGTGTTCGCCGGATCACTGTCCTCCACGCCCGATGCGACGAACGATCTAGGGCTAAGTGGTCAGCGATGGCGCGACCTCGTCGTGAGTCGCGACGTGAACGCGGGCGCGCTCATCAATGCGAGCACGGCCGTCCGCGTGACCGGGTTCAGCGCACCGGCCGCCGGTGGCGCGATCCGTCTGCCGAACAGCGGGCAGATCTATTGGCGCAACCTTGCGGATACGGCCGACGTGGGTCTCTACGTCGATACCGGGCCGAACTTGCGCATGACAGGGATTCCGATCATTGCGCCGTCGGTGACGGGCGCGACGGCGCTCGGAGTCAGTACCTTTCGGTTCAGTGACGGATGGTTCTCAGGAACTGTCACGGCGACGACGCTCGTCGGCGCGCTCGACGCGGCGCAGTTAACCGGCAGCGTGGCCGATGCCCGTCTCAGCGCAAACGTGCTCAAGTTTACGGGTGGCTATCCCGGTGGGACGGCGAATTTCCTTCGGAGCGATGGCACGTTCGCTGTGCCTGCGGGCGGCGGCGGCAGCGGCGATGTGACCGGCCCGGCGTCGAGCCTCGATACGCAGGTCGCGCGCTTCAATGGCACGACCGGCAAGATCATCAAAGCGTCGAACGTCACGATTGACGATAGCGGCATCGTGGTCGCCGCAGGTCTCGGCGGCACGCCGTTGAACGCGACGATGCTTACGTCGGGCGCGCTGCCGGATGCACGACTGAGCGCGAACGTGCTCAAGGTAACAGGCGGCTTTCCTGGAGGGACGGCAAACTTTCTTCGCGAGGATGGATCATTCGCTGCGCCTGCGGGCGGTGGCGGCAGCGGCGATGTCACGGGTCCGGCGTCTGCGGTCGTCAATAACGTCGCGGCATTCAACGCGACGACGGGCAAGGCGATCAAGGACAGCGGGATCAACTACGGCAACCTCGCGCGACGCGACACGGCCAACACGTATCCGATAGGTCTTGAGCAGTGTTTTCCCGGACTGATCCGCTTTGGACCAAACGCGGGACCGTATATCCAAGCGGACTATGACACGGGGACGAACGTCCTTCGGTTTGAAGCGAAGGACGCGACACAAACGACGCTCGGCTTTCCGTTCACGATCACGCGTACCGGGGTTATCGTGCGCGCGATTCCCGCTGCAGGCGGGGGCGCGTGCCTGATCCGCATCGGCAACGATCTCACAGCAGCAGCGGCAGAGGTCCGCGTCCTGCATTCGACGGTCGCCGCGACGGGATACAACGCGCCGGAGCGGCTCATCATCGAGAACGTGCGGAACGGCGGAGGCATCGCGTATGTTGCTGCGGCGAGCGCCGCGCATCATTTCTACACCGAAGGCGGAAGTTCGTATGCGCTGCGACTGACGGGGACGACGACGTACGCGCAGGGCGACATTCACCTGAACGGCAACCTGATGGCGGTCGGCGGCGGGACGTTCATTCGCTCGACGTGGTATTACGAAATGTTCGGCCAGCCGACGAATCCGCCAACCGCCGCAAACACGCTCAAGCTGCACGCGAAGGACAACGGCAGCGGCAAGCTACAGCTGCTCGTGCAATTTCCGACGGGCGCGCCCGTTGTGGTAGCAACCGAAGTATGACGACCATCGAACGCGAACGGGCCATCGCCGTCCAGACAGAACAGGTTCTCCGCCGCGAGTTGGCCAATCTTCTGGTCCTGGTGGCCAAACTGGAAGCCGAGGTCATCGTCCTGCGCGCCGAGGTCCTCGAGCGCGACGGATTATTGCCGCTCGAGGTGCGCGATGGTCACGTATGACCAACTCCGGTGGAACGGGTTGACCGAACTGCGGACGGCGCTTCGCAATCTGCCGGACAACCTCACGATGGAGGCCGCCCACATTTTGATCGGCACCGCGAACAGTGTCGCCGTGCGCGTGCGCGGGAACTATGGGATCCACAACGTGACCGGGACCCTGCAGAACCGCGTGGGTGTCGAGGAAACCGCCGCGCGGTCGCGGTACGGCGTGATGACGCGGGTTGTCTCGCGGGCGCCACACGCGCACATCTTCGAGAAGGGCGTGCCGAATCGGCGGACGACACGGGGCGGCACCAAGTACTACCGGCGATCCGCCAACCGTGGGCGGATGCCGCGGCCCCCACGCGAACACCGGTTTATTCCCACCGTCGCCGACGCCCGTGAACGGATGTACGACCAGGTGGCCGACCTGCTGCGCCGCCATGGCTTGACCGTCACCCGTGGACGCTGATGCCACCGCCCACCTATCCCCAGTCGTCGGCGATCGATGACGCGCTGATCGCCCGTCTGGCCAGCGACGGGGAGCTCGGGACACTCCTGCCGCAGGGCGTCTGGTTTGGGACGGCGCCACCGAATCTGACCGCCTATGTGCGCGTGCAGTTAGTCGACAGCGGTGACCAGTGGGTGTTCGGAGGCGGCCGGTTGTTCGAGTGGCGCGAGTACAGCGTCGAGGCGATCGCCGTCGTCAACACCGCGCGGCCGACTGGCGCGCCTGACGTGGACCTGGCGGCCGCGCAGATCGATTTTCTGCTCCACGATCACCCACTCGACGCAACCAACTACACGCCGATGGCGTGTCTGCGCCGGTACGCGTTGCGGGCCGATCTCGATGACGATGCGGACCACCAGTTACAGTGGCGGTTCCGCGGCGGGCGTTACTACGTGGCGATGGGTTGCGGAGGCGCGCACTGATGCATCCCGCCGCGTATCAGTTTGTCGCCGGTGCCGCCGGGCACGCTGGGCGCGGTCCTGTCCTGGAGATTGGCGCGCGCCATATCAACGGCAGCGTCCGCGGGTTGTTTCCTGGGCGGCCGTACGTCGGCAGTGACCTCGTCGACGGCCCTGGCGTCGATATGGTGGGCGACGGCGCGACCATCGACCCGCCGCAGTCACCGGCGACCATCGTCTGTTGCGAGGTCCTCGAGCACACGCCACGCGCGGCCGACATCTGTGCCCATGCCTTCAAGCTCCTCACACCTGGTGGGCTGCTCATCCTGACGGCGGCCGGCGTCACCCGTGCGCCCCATTCGGCGGTCGATGGCGGGGTCTTGGCGCCTGGAGAGTTCTATCGGAACGTGACCACCGCCGACCTCCGCGCGTGGTTGGCCGACTTTGCCGACGTGGTCATTACCGAAAACCACGACGCCGGAGACGTGTATGCGCTCGCCTGGAAGGGGCGGCGTGTGACGCGCCCGTTGCGGGTGCTCCTGGTCCATCCTGGGGCGACCTGGTCAACTGCCGACGTCGAAGACGGGTTGCGCCACGGCCTGGAGAGTCACGGGGTGCAGGTCCTCCGCTATCGGCTGGACACGCGCCTGGAACGCGCGTCGTCCTGGTTGTTCTCGGCGTGGCGGCGCGCACGAAAAACACATCCCGACCTGCCGAAGCCGACCACCGCCGATGCCGTCTATCAGGCGGGTATTGGCGCGCTCGAGATGGCGCTCCGGCAGCAGGTCGATGTCGTGCTGGTCGTGTCCGCGATGCTGTTGCACCCCGACGTGATCATCCTGATGAAACGGGCCGGGCTGCGTGTGGCGGTGTTGTTCACGGAAAGCCCGTACGATGCGGAACGCGAACGGCGGATTGCGGCGCTGGTCGATGGCTGCTGGACGAATGAGCGCAGCTCCGTCACCGATTTCCGCCGCGTGACGCGGCGCGTCGCCTATCTGCCGCACGCCTGGCATCCGGTGAAACATCGTCCCGACGCGCCGCTCGAGGACGTCCCGGCGCATGACGTCGTGTTCGTCGGCAGCGGCTTCGCCGAACGGGCGAAGTTCTTCAACGCGATCGACTGGACCGGGATCGACCTCGGTCTGTACGGCGCCTGGAATGGGACCAGGTTGAATCGCGCCCTGCAACGGTGTCTGCGGGAGCGCCAGATTGACAACCGCCGCGCGGCGGCGCTCTATCGCCGCGCCAAGATTGGCCTGAACCTCTATCGCGTCACGACGGGGTTCAACGGCCCGCCGATCTCGACGCCCGCCGAATCGCTCAACCCGCGCGCCTATGAACTGGCGGCGTGCGGCGTGTTCACCATCAGTGAATTCCGGTCGGAGGTCGCGGACATCTTCGGCACGCTGGTGCCGACGTTCCGCACGCCGATTGAGGCTGCCGCGTTGCTGCGGACCTGGCTCGCCGATGATGCGGGTCGGGCCGCGATCGCCGCACAGTTGCCCGGCCGCGTGGCCGAGTCGTCGTGGGCGCATCGTGCGGCCTGCGTCATCGGAGACCTCACCGCGCTGCTGCCGTCGTCGGCGGTTGCGGTTTCCGCATGAGGAGCAGCCATGCCTCCGTATCACGGCAAAGGCGGGGTCGTTTACATTTCGCGCACCGGGACGAGTGACGCGCAACCAGTCGGCCAACTGTCGAACTGGTCGCTCAATATGGAGACCGATAAGGTCGAAGTCACGTCGTTCGGCGACGCAAACAAGACGTTCGTGCAGGGGTTACGGGACGTGTCCGGCGAGCTCTCAGGCTTTTTCAATTCCGCCGATGACATCTTGTTCGACGCAGCAGATTCGCCGGACGGCTGCAAGATTTACCTGTACCCGACCACGCTCGCGCCGACCATCTTTTTCAGCGGACCCGCGTGGCTCGACGCGTCGATTGAAGTCGATGTCAACGGCGCGGTCGCGGTCACGGCGTCGTTTGCCGCGAACGGTGCCTGGTCGCGGAAGCCGTAACCCTGGATGCCCGGGCACATCTCGGCCGCCGGGCCGCTCGGACAGGTCCGGTGGGGCTATCTCCCCGCGCTGACCTTCGGCGCCTGGCGGTACGAGGGGCTCGGGCGCACCGGCACGTTAACGGCGCAGATTCTCGAGTGCGACGAGTTGCGGATCGAGCAACACCCGCTCGTTGTCATCGTGCCAATGGGCCAGCACGAGTGGCGCTGGTCAGTCGAGAGTCTGCAGCGCTCCGGCGCGACGATCACGATCACCGTCGCGCGACTGTGAGGCGTCCCAATGGGTCGATGTCGGATGGTCATTCCCGCCACCGTGCGGTTGAACCTGTCGGATGGCGATTGGATCGATGTCAAGCGCGAACTGTCGTTCGGCGACCGCAACCGCATGAAGGCGTCGTTGGTCTCCGAGATTCGCGCGGACGGGCGGATCACGCCCGACCTGCAGATGGTCGAACTGGCCCAGGTCCTGGCCTACCTGGTCGAGTGGTCCCTGGTCGATCCGCGCGGCAAGCAAATCCCGATTGACACCGAAGCGAAGAAACGGGCTGCGCTCGAGGGGCAGGACGAGGCGACCGTGCGCGAAATCATCGACGCGATCACCGCGCACGCCGAACAGATGGAGGCCACAAAAAACGCCCAGGGTGGCGAGAGTCCGTCGTCCTCGACCTCGCCATCTGCCGCGTGATGCGCTGGACGTACACCGACCTGCACGCGCAACCCGTTGACGTGTACGACGTGCTGCGCGAGGAGCTCCTGAAGGAGTGGCGGGCCGCCGCCGCCGCGCGCCCCCCCCGTCGGTAACTGTGTCAGACGATGCCGCCG